CGTGTCCACCGGTGTGAACGCCAGCACGCCGTTCTCGATCTTGAAACGCAGGGCATCAGCCATGACAGGGACTCCTTAGAGCGGGGTGACGGGGATGGGGACGGCGGCCGGCGCATCAGGCCGGCACCAGGTCGACGACGCCATGTCGACGGCCACGGCGAACGTGTAGGCGGGCAGGGTCGTGTCGGCGGTGGCGTCGAACGGCTCCCACGACACACCGTCCGGGTAGCAGTTGCTCGAGCTGGCGCAGGCGTCGTAGACGGCGTCGATCAGCTCGTCCAATTGGGCGTGGGCGCCGTGGTCGGCGCCGTCGGCGACGAGCCGCACCCGGAACGTCGCCGCCCATTGGCCGTCGGTCCAGTCGGCCGACAGCTCGCCGACGTAGACGGCCGGCGCCGTCGGCGCCGGCGACGGCGGCGGGTACGGGTAGACGCGGCCGGGCAGCACCGGCTCGAGCGCGGCGTACAGCTGGGCGCGGGCGTCGGTGACACGGCCGGCCATCAGCCGACGCCTCGGCGGGTGCGGTGCGGGTCGATCAGGGTGCGGACACCGGCTAACGGGTCGACGTAGGACGGTGGGACGGCGCCCAACATCATGCCGTCGATCGAGGCGGCCGGCTGATCCTTCGCCCGGTACAGGTTGACGACGACGGTCACGATCGCCGATTGCCATTCGGCCGGCGCCGTCTCCACGGTGTAGGCGTCGGCCGGGTCGCGGTCGGCACGCTGATTGATCAGCTGGCCGGCCGTCTCCACTTCGGCCGCCACGCGGGCGGCGTCGACGTCGCCGTCGGTCAACCGCAACCGGGCCAGGGCGGCGGCGGTGACCGCCGTCGCGTCCCACCACACCGACGTGTCCGGGGCGGTGACGGTCACCGGTCGGCCGCCCTGCGCTTCGCCGGCGCCTTCGATGTCTCGGTGTCGGCGGTGTCGGCGCCGGTCGTGCCTATGTCGGCGGCGGTCACTGTGATGTTCGGCCCTGACACGCCCTCGGTGGCGCCGATATCGGCGTTCCAGATGACGGTGCCGGCGGCGGTCGTGGTGCCGGCCGGCAATGTGAATTGGAACGACGTCGCCGTGATCGCCGTCGCCGGCACCTGCCCCGACGGGCCGGCGCCGGCGTAGAACACTTCGACCGGCGCGACGATGTTGGCGCCGGTTGCCGTGAACGTCCGCGCCGTGGCGCCCGCTACGACCGACGGTGGGGCGACGGCGGTGATCGACGGCGGGCCGGCACCACCGTCGCCGGCACCCCACACCGACGGCGGGTAGCTGCGTTCGCGGACCCGGGCCACGGTTACGCCCAGTCGATGTGTGCGACGCCGGCCCGTTCGGCGGGCGGCACGTTGCCGGCGCCCGCCTCGGTCGTGATCGGGTCATAGAACGCGTAGCCGCCGGCGACACCGATCTGACGGCCGAACAACGCCGGCTCCAGGGCTTGCATCACCGGGAACCGGCGTTCGTAGGCTTCGATCGACGAGGCGTTGCCGACGTACAGGTCGGCGTCGCTGATGCCGTGGGTGAGGATCGGGCGCAGACCGAACACCGACGCACCGGTCGACGTGGCGTCGCCGGCGCCGACCTGCAGAATGCTGTCGCCGGCCAGGTTCGTCAGCGAACCGAGCCGAACCCATCCCTGGGAACCCATCGCAATCCAGCTGGCCGGGCGTTGCGTGGCGTCGAACACCTGCCCGGACGCTTGCATGATCGCCGCCTGCACTTCGGCGGCGGTGGCGGCGGCGCCGAGGGCGATCGGTGTCGCCGTCGTGTCGGCGACGGCGGCGACGGCCTTGCCTTCGAGCATCGCGGCGAGCCGTTTGTTCATGTGGCCGACGACCATGTTGAGCGATTCGGCGACCATCTCGAGCAGCAGCTCGGACACGTTGATGTAGCCGCGGACGACTGACATCTTCACCGGCTCCACGACGATGTCCCAGGTTTTCGACACCGACTCGGCCTTTTCCTGCGGGTTGTCCGACATCGAGCTATCGAAGTTCGGGTCGACGATGCGCGGGCGTTGGAACGTCGCCGACGTGATCGTCGTCGCACCCAACGCCGTGAACAAGGGCATATCCCCGGGGTAGGGGTCGAGCACCGGGCCGACGTTCGGCGCGACGACGAGGCCATTGAACCCGCCGGCGGTGGCGACGGTGTTCGCCTTGTCGAGGCCCAGGTGTTCGGCGGCCCGGGTCAGGGTCGGCGTGACGATGCCGCGCCGATAGCGGTCGGCGGCGTCGTTGTCGGTCTGCGCGTGCAGCATGTCCCACATCAGCGAACCGGCGTTGCGGTAGGCGACGGGTGCGGCGGCGCCGCGGATCATGTCGAGCTTCTCGCGGACGGCGGCGTCGACGTCGTAGCTGGCGGTCGCCCGCTTCAGCTGCACGTTCAAGTCGTCGACCTTGACCGACAGACGGTCGAGGGTTGCCTGCTCAGACTCCACCGGGTCGCGGTTCTCGTCGCGGGCGGTGCGGTAGATCGTCTCGGCGGCCTGGCGGGCCTCGGCGATACGGGCGGTCAGGGTGTCGGCGTGCTCTTCGATGGCGGTCGGCATGGCGGGGTTCTCCCTGGGGCTACAACGGCGAATGTTGCGGCGTCACTCAGGGGTGCCGGCGGCGCGGTGCTCGCGGTGGAGGGTGGCGGCGGCGGGGTGCCTAGTCGGGCGTCAGTGGCGGCGATGCTAGTCGGTGAATCCCCAGCGGTCACGGATGGCGTCGAGGGCCGGGGTCGGCCGGTCGAGGCGGTCGGCGGCGGCGTCGGCCCGTAGCGCGGTGATCCCGGCGCCGGCATAGGCCGGGGTCGGTGTGGCGGCGACACCGACCAGCTCGACGACGCGGCGCTCGACGACGCCGTCGTCGCGGACCCGTGACTTGTGGACGGCGCATTCGACGGACAGGCCGGTGTGCGTCTCGGCGAGCATCGCCCGCACCAGCTCCAGGTTCGCCGTCGGATACAGACCGAACCGGCAGGCCAGCCCCGCGGTCGTCGACGTGACGGCGTCGGTCCAGCCGACGAGCCGGTCCAGTTCGGTGCGGTGATCGAGGTTGAATCCGACGCGGCGCACCAGGCCGGGCCGGGCGGCGAACCCCTGCAGCTGGCGGGCGAACGACGTCTCGGTGAACACTTCCCGGTAGACGGGTGACGGGCCGAGACTGTCGGCGACCTCGGTCGGTTCGTCGTACGGCACGACGACGCCTTCCACGGTGCGGCCCTCCAATGTCAGGTCGCCGGTCAGGGCGCGAACGATCAGGTCCACGGCGGCCTCCTAGCCTCGTTCCGAACCGACGAGCGCGTTGACCGCCGGCGGCCTGTCGACGCGGGCGACGTCCCACGGCGCGAACCGGTTGATCACCCTGATCTCTTCGATGGTCATCGCCCGGCGTCCCTTCTCGTCGACCAGACCGAACAAGGTCGCCTGCGCCGCCGCCCGCGCGGCGAGACCCTCTTGGATATACCGGTCGGGGTTGAACTCGAACCGGGTCCCGCGCGGCAGCGCCCAGTTCGACAGGGCGCCGGCGATGCGTTGACACAGGGGCAGCAGGTAGCCGGTCCAATGCTGCATGCGGACCATGTCGGGCGAGCTGTAGGTGAGGCCGCCGGCGGCGGTCGGTAGGCCGGCCATCGCCGACGGCACACCGAACGCGTTGGCGATCATCTGCAGGTCGAAGATCTTCAGGTCGAGCAGCGCCATGTCGCGGGGAGACATTGACTGCGTGGCGTATGTGATGCCGCCGGAAAGGACGGCCGGCGTGCCCGGGTTCCCGGCACGCAGGCGGGCCCAGTCGCGGCGCAAGTCGTCGGCCTGCTTCGATGTCAGGTCGCCCGGTGCGGTCAACACCGCCGACGTGCCGTGACGGGCGAGACTGTCGGCGTAGCGGTCGAGCAGGTCGGCCGACACAACATCACGCGACGCCCAGGCGAGCGGGCCGTAGCCGCGGCCGGCGGCCCGGTCGTGCTTGTACTTGATGTGGCAGATGTCGGCCCGCTCCAGGTCGACGACGTCGCCGTCGTCGCCGACGGTCACCGAGTAGCGGCCGCGGTCGTCGACCTGGACCCGGTTCGGGTCGAGGGCGACGAACCGTTGCGGGTAGCCGTCGGCGTAGTGCGCCGTCGCCCACAGGATCGCCTCGCCGCGGTACATCAGGTCATCGACGAGCAGGCCGACGAATTCGCACCAGTCGGCGTACTCGAGCGGTTCCGGCGACGTCTGATACCAGTCGGGCAGGTCCGTCGGCACGCCGGCGCGGACGGCGTAGGCGGCCATCGCCACGACGGCCCGGCTGTTGATGTCGACGCAGGTGCCGACCGTCGATACGCGTCCGGCGTAGCCGGCCGGGTCGGCGGCGGCGTACCCGAAGAACGTCGACGCGGTCGGCGTCGTCTCCATGTACGGCGTGTCCCAGCCGACGGGCCAGCCGGCCCACGGCGTCGCCGACACATAGCCCGGATACATCACATGAGAGTCGCCTTCGCCGGCGGCGACGTTCGGGCCGACGGTTCCCAGTGGCGGGTTGGGGTTCGGTTCGATGTCGCCACGCGGGTCGGCCGGCGGATCCGGGGTGACGGCCTCGTCACGCGGGATCAGCGCCCGTTGCGCGTAGCGGCCCGACGACGGCGGTCGCGCGAGTCCCACGGACCCGCGACGTTACTACGGGTTACGGCAGTTGACCAGGATGTTCGTGCAGGTATTGGATGTTTTCGACCTGGCCCGGTACTGGCCTGCCCGCCTCCAGGTCTTGCCGGCGCGGCCGTACCATCCGTACGCCGTGCGCCTCATGTGGAGCTTGTGGAACCAGTCGCCTAGAAGCATTTCTAGTTCGACCTTTAGCCGCAGCCAGGCTTCATGGATGTCGATGGGGATAGGCGGTTCGGTCATGCGACTGCGATCATCGCACGGCCGGTGTCGGCGGTGTGGCCTGGGCGGCGTCGAGCGCCCATAGACACGCGCGGAGCAGGTCGGTGCGGGCGTTGTTATTGACCAGGCCGAGGCCGCCGCCGGCCAGGTTGTGCACCCGTGCCCGGGCGATCTGGTCGTCCAGCTCGACGGTGCCGTCGTGCACGACGCGGTGCTCGGCGGCCAGGGCACGCAACAGGACCAGGCCACGGCCCGTCTCGGTGGTGCCGGCACGCTGGGCGCCGAGGCGGCCGGGCAGGTCGGCGGGCAGCTGATTGTTCATGCGGGCGCCGACGAGCAGGCGGGCACCGGGGCGGGCGGCGACGAACCCGCGCACCAGCTCGATCGCCTCGGTCCAGGTGGCGACGGCGCGGCCGTCGACCTCGAACCGGCCGCCGCCGTCACCGACGACGAACGCCGCCGCCGCACCCGTCCCGCGGTTCTCCTCGAGGGCGACGACGCCCGGCCCGGCGTAGGCCTCGAGGGCGCCGGCGCACGCCTCCCACACGCCCGGCTCGAGCAGCGGTTCGCCGTGCCCGGCCCGGCGCCGCACCGTCGGCCACCGGTTCAGCCATTGGGCGGCGAACGCCTCGAACGGGTCCGGTTCGTCCGGGTCGTCCGTCTCGCCGGATCGGGCGGCGGCGAGACGTTGGCCGATGAGACGGCGGCGGCGTTCCGTCCAGTGCGGCGACGCCGCCCGCCAGCCGTCCTCGTCGTCGAGGGCGACACCGGGCGGCGCCGACCATTCGACCCACAGGTCGGCGTCGGTGTCGGCCAGGTCGGCGACGGCGGCGTTCCGGCGGGCCACCATCAGCGCGGTTGCTTTGCGGTGTGCCGTGGAGACGAGCCAGAGCTGGGCGGCGGCGTGCTCCACCATCGTCGGGACCAGGCCTTCCTCGATGATGGTGGCCGGCACCGCCCACGCCTCGTCGACGACGGCCATCGACGCCGACAGGCCGTAGACGGACTCTTTCGCCTTGACCAACCAGCGCGACCCGTCGCCCAGGTACTCGATCGTTTCCTGCCCATTGGCGTCGCGCACCTTGTACACGTCGGCGAACTGGTCGCCGCGGGCCCAGCGCCGCGCCGGGCGTTGTATCTCGACGCACACCGGCAGGTCCTTACCGGTGTGCACGACGAGCTGCGGTTCGTCCCAGCGGCCGCCCTGATGTATCCGCCACAGGCACGCCTCGCGCATCAAGTACGACTTGCCGACCTGGCGGGCGACGGTCGGATCGACAGCGTCCCAGCACAACAGGCCGGCGTCGTCGTGCTCGAGGGCGCGGCCGGCGACGAGCTGCTGCCACCAACGCAACGGCCGCCCGGTGCGCTCCAGGGCGTAGGCGGCCAGCTCGGCGCCGTAGCTGCCGACGGCCCGCGGGTGCGGCGGTGTCATCAGCCGCGGCCACGTCGCGTCGGGCGGCACCTGGCGCAGCTCGTCGAGCCACGGCACGTCCCACACCGGGTCGTGGGCCGGCCAGCCGTCCGGCTCGACGACGGGCGGGGCCGGCGAGGCGGCCGCAACGGCGGGCCGCGGCCGCGGCGCCGGCCCACGTCCGGCCAGTATCGCGCCTTGCCGGCGGGCACACACCGAACAGCTGGCGACCAGCTCGCAGCACCCGGACCCGTCCAGGTGGGCGTGCAGCTTCAGCGGCGGTTGATGGTCGGCCTCGGTGGCGACCCGGCACCGGCAGTGCGCGCACATCGGGCCGTCGGCGAGCAGGCGGGCACGGCCACGACGGTAGGCCGGTGCCGCATAGGCCGGGTTAGCCACGGATCAGACGCTAGACGGCGTTATTTCGCCGTGTCAGCGTGCCTACCCCCACAGATACCGCCCGGACGGGTTACCGCCAGTACCGGCGATCGTGGGCGATCTGGCGGGATCGTGGGGGATCGAGCGGGATCGAACCCGACGGAGGGGGGGAGAGGCCGTGACTGGGGGGCTGTCCGGGTCCACACAAAAAAACCGGGCCGCGACGCGCGCGTCACCCGGACAGCGGCGGAAGGGAACGGCGAACGCGTCGCGAAATTTTTCGCCGCGTCCGCGTCGAACCGTTACCGAACCGGGTCGGTGCCTGCCGCCGGCCACACGGCGGCCCACGTCGACGTGACCAGGTGAGCACCGGCGTCATCCTCGGTCCACCCGTACCCGCGGTGTGCGCCGGTGTGGCCCGGGTTGCGGCCACACCGCAGCATCATCGTCGGATGCTGGGCGCCGCACGTCGGCGCCGGCAGGTCCGGGTCGGGGATGATGGCTACCGACCGGGCCGCGGTGTGCCGGGCGGATACTCGTCGTCCGGTTCGACGGGCGCGTCCGGGTCGAGCGGCTCGAGCGGGTCCGGCACGGTGGGGTCATCACTCATTCCCGGATGGTACGCCGCGGATGTCACGTCGTCGGCGTATGCGGCGGCGGCCTCGTCGTCGGCCAGGCCGGGTGCATCGGTCATGGCAGCTCCATTCGGTAGCGGGCGTGGAACGTGGCGGCGACGTGGCGCGTCTCGGCCGCCTCGGTGTCGAACCGTGCGCCGCAGTCGTGGCACACCGACACGGCCCGGTCACGCGCCAGTGCCTTACGGGTAGCGCGTGGCCGGGCCGCCGTGGCCGGCACGTCGATCCCCAATCGACGGGCCTGCGCCGCGGTCAGGTGTGCGGTCATATCGGCGGCCTCGGGTCGTGCACGCCGTGGCGTCGGTGTTCGGTGTCGAGCTGGCGGCGGCGTAGATCGTCGGCCATGCGGCGCAGACGGTGACGTTCGGCGACCTCGTCGAGGAACAGACCGACGGCGTACAGCAGGGCGCCGATGACCAGGCCGCCGGCGATGGCGTAGGCCACGGTCACGGCCGGCCCTTGCGTTCACGTTCGGCGGCGCGGTGGCGGCGTTCCAGATCGACGGCGGCCTCGATCGCGGCGACGGCCGGATGCCAGCCGCGGCGCATCAGCTCGGCCAGCCGGTCGGCGTACAGGTGGGCGTCACGGCGCCGCACCCGTGGCGGCACCGGCATCGGCGGGTCGACGTCGTCGCCGATCGCCACCAGGCGCAGATGCCGACGCCCGCTCACGGGTCGCCCTCGATGATGGCGAAGTAGACGGCGGGTGTCAGCACGCGTTTGCCGTCGGCTTTCGCCTTCGCCTTGTATCGCTCGTATGCGGCCCGGGCGTCGACCCGTTCGTCGTCGTTGGTGGTGACAATTTCGCCGGCATCGCCGGCGCGCGGATACGTAGTACACGCGGAAGACGCGGTGTCGCGTGCTATGGCACGCGGAGTTTCGCGCTGGGCACGCGGAGTTTCGGTGCCAGGCACGCGGAGTTTCGGTATCCACAGGGTCGGAAACTCCGCGTGCTCGGCACGCGGAGTTTCGTCGGCGTCGACCGGGTCTAGGACCAGGCGCCGGGTAGCGCCGCGCGCCGTCAGGCCGCGGCCGCCTCCATGGCTGAGGGTGACGGTCAGGCCGATGTATTCGAGCGCGCCGAGAGCGTTGCGGATCGTGCCGGGCGCGATGTGCGTTGCCGCGGCCAGCTGGCCGACGGTGTCATCGGCGAGCCACATGCCGGCGTGCTCGCCTTTCGGTTCGCGCCGTGCCCACCGGCACAGGGCGCGCAGGACGCATTGCGCGCCCTCGAACGTCGGCCGGTGTTTGACCGGCACGTCGGGCAGGTGGTCGTACAGGTAGTCGATCACCCGCGGTGTGATGTGCCGGTCCGCGGCCCACCCGGTCATGCGACGTCGTCGCGTCGAGCACGGGTTCCGGTGCCGGCCGGTGCGTACTGGTCGGGCAGGCTGGCGGCCCAGGCGTCGATTTCGGACAGTTTGTAGCGGCGTGCGTGGCCGATCTTGTACGACGGCAGGCCGAGGCGGCGCCGCCACTCGTTCACTCCCATGCGTGTCACCCCCAGGTGTTCGGCCACCCGGATGACGTCGACGTACGGCTCAGGTTCAAATGACATGTTTGTCATTATATGGAATCGGCGGCGTATCCAGGGTGGATGGCCGTCTCACTATTGCACATGCAATGACGTGTGGTACAGAGGGCCGACCAGTGGTGCGATAGCTTCGCCCTTTCGCCCGGCCCGGCCGGCGACATGACATAACGCGCGCGGCGCGTCTACGGTGACCTGGCCGGATGGGGTGTCGGGCCAGGTTGCGTAACCGAAGTTATGGGCGGCCGGCGGTGGTGCCGGGCACGACGGCGGCGACGTCGCGGGCGCTACGACTGCCGGCGTAGTCCAGGTCGAGCACCGCCTGGGCGAGGCGGGTCGCGGCCAGCTCGCAGTACCGTTCGGACTGCTCGACGCCGATCGAGCGGCGGCCGGTGTACTTCGCCGCCACCAGCGTCGTACCTGATCCCATCAGCGGGTCGAGCACGACGTCGGACTCGTCAGGTGACAGGCGGCGCAGGATCGGTGTCCAGGCGGTGACGAACTTCGGGCACGGATGCCGGCGACGTAGCCGGCCGGTGTCGACGTTCGTCGTCGACGTCGTGACGATGACGTCAGGGCGGCGGCCCAGCTGGCGGCGCAGGTACGGGTCGGCGCCGTAGACCGGTACCGGTTGCCAGGCGTTGAACCCCCACGGCCCGGACGATTGCAGGGCGTTGACCTGGTACCAGCAGAGCACCCAGGTGGGCGGCGGGTAGCGCCACAGGTTCGGCACGCCGCAGGTGAGGGCGACGACGGGGGCGGCGGCGCGCATCGCCGGCAGGGTGTCGGCGATCAGGGCGGCCAGGTTGTCGGCGGTGTCGTCGTAGCCGTCGTACCCGCAGCCGATCCCATACGGCAGGTCAGTTAGCACGACGTCGGCGGCCAGGTCGGCGAGCACGTCGCGACAGTCGGCGTGATAGATCGTCGCCCACTCGTCGGCGTAGTACGGCGCGACCACAAACCTCAACGGTACTTGAACCCTGGGGATATCTCGCATTACAGACTGCATGTCCCCAGCCGTGACCAGGGGGTGTGCAGGTTCACATGCACCGCGAACCGCCGCCCGATGTCCACATGCGTCTACCCTTTTCCGGGTATGGCTGTCACCGTGCTCGACGAGCGTCTCGGGTTCTCCACCGTGGAGGCGGCGGCGGCGTGCGGCCTCACCTATCGCCAGGTCGACAATTGGACGCGCTGCGGGGCGGTGTGGCCGTCGATCGCCGCCCGCGGGTGCGGCACGCGCCGCCAGTGGTCGACGGTCGACATCGAGCGTCTGGCCCGGATCGCCGGCGTCGTGCACCGCGCCGAGCAGGCGGGCCTCACCGTCGGCTACGCCGCGATCACGGCGATGTGGGACGCGCTCGACGCCGGCGACGCCTGGACGGTCACACTCACCGCCTGACGGGGTACAGGCGCGGCGCGGCGCCCGCCCGTGCACCGCCTTCCTGCTGGCGGGCGCCGCTTTACGTCATGACGTAGAACGCCCGGCTACCGGGTGGCGGGCAGCTGCGGCCGGGTCGTCGTCTCCGTCGTCGGTGACGGCGGCGGCGGCGTCGGCGGTGGTGGCGGTGGTGGTGGCGGGGCGGTCGTCGACGGCGTGACGGTGGTCGTGGTCGGCGAGCTGGTAGGCGACGTCGTAGAACTGCTGCCAGTAGCGGCGGTGGTGGTGGGGGCCGGCGATGTCGTAGTACTACCCGGAACCGTCGTGCTCGAGCTGCTCGCCGGCGTCGTCGTGGTGGTGGGGCCGATCTGCGTGCCGGGCGTGCAGTCCGGGCACGTCGTCGTCGACGCCGGCGCCGTCGTCGACGTCGGGGCCGTCGTCGTACCACCAGCAGTACTCGTCGTCATGTCGCCAGGGATAGTGGTCGATGGCGCGACGGTAGTGGTCGGGTGGGTGTATCCGGCGCCGGTCGTCGCCGCGCCAGCGAACGCGGCGACGACCAGCACGACGACGGCGACGGCCCGGCGCACTACAGCACCAACCAGGCGACGGCGAGCGCGGCGAGGCCGGCGGCGATGAGGATCCCGCGGCCGATCGCCGGGCGGGCCGGCTCGGTGCGGGTGGCGACGATGACGGCGCCGGCCTCCACCAGGAACAGCACGGCGGCGAGCAACAGCAGCCAATCGGCGAGCAGCACGTGGCCGTGGGCGATGTCATCAGCGATCATGGTCGGAACCCTTTCGTAGGTCGGTCAGGTATTGGCCGAGCACCTTCGCCAGCCGGAGCGTCATGACGACACCGAACGCGGCGCCGACGACGAACACGCCGACCAGGCCGAGGCTCGCCCAATCGAACGCGAGCACCGGTCACACGTCGACCAGTCCGACGAGGGCGTCGCGTTGGCCGGCATTGATCGCCGGGATGTCGGCCATCTTCGTCACGAGCGGCAGCCCGGAGCGGGCCGGATGATGCCAGCGGGCGGTGCCGTTGCCCTCCAGGTTGGCCTTGATCGTGTCCTCGTCGCCGGGGTCGACCTCGGAGGCGCGCACGCCGTCACCGACGTACAGGCTCGAGCCGACCTTGCAGATGAACAGCATGTCGTCGTCCTCCAATGTGGGCGGGGTAGGGGCCGGGTCCGGGTCCGGGTCCGGGGTGTCGGGCGGCGGCCAGGCGTCGACGGCGTCACGGAACCCGGGCGTCGACCAGGTCGCCGCGCCCGATGTGCCGCCGATCGCCGGGCGTGACGGCGTCGGGCCGGCCGGGTCGATCTTGCGGCCCGGACAGCTCGGCGCGCAGTACTGCCAGTGGCTGTACACGTCGGTCTGCGGGTCCAGGTCATACCACCAACACAAGGCACCGACCAGGGCGACGTAGGCGTCGACCTGCACGGCCGGCCACGGCTCGCCGACACCGTTGTTCGCCGCCTCGATCGCGATCAGGGTCTGGTTGCCGCGGTCCTGCGGCACGTTCCCCCGACTGCAGACGAGCGGGCCGCCCTTGCCCATCGTGTTCGTGGCGCCGGCGGCGCCGATGACGAGCTGGCCGTCGCGGTGCAGACGCATCGCGCCGATCGGCCGGTCGTCGGCATACAACCACCCGTAGTCGTCCGACGAGCCTTCGTCGCTATTGGCGTTGGAGGCGTCGTGATGGTAGCCGACGCCGAGCAGGTCGTCGTAGCCGCCCGACGACCTCGAGCGGGTTTCCCAGCCGTCGTACAGGACGACGTCGAGGCCGCCGGCCCGGCACGCCTCGGGCAGATCAAGGAGCCAGATTTGGCCGCTCACGGGAGAGCTCTTTTTTCGGGTCGGCGTTTCCCCAGGTCAGAGAGTTGTCGCGCGCGCGTTTCTGCACGTTTGGTCATCGGGCCGACCCGGCCGTGCAGGACGGCGAGCACGAACACGGCCATAACGGCGCGGCGCACGTCGGCGTCGGGGATGGCGCGGATCAGCTCGAGCACCGGGCGGTGCTCGTCCTCCCACCCGTCGTCCTCGGTGGGCACGTCCTCGCCGTCGTCGTAGCTGGCGTCGGTGTCCATCACGGCGCCGCCGCCGCCTCGAGGGCGTCGATCCGGTCCAGGGCCTGTGACAGGGCGGCGACGAGTAGCGGCACCATCCCCGGATAGTCGACCTGCTGCAGCACCGGGTTGCCGTCGCCGTCGACGGCGCCACGTTCACCGGTCACCGCGTACGGGGCGGCGGCGGCCGTGTCGTGGGCGTACAGCAGGTCGACCTCATCGCCGAACGGTTCCCCGGTGTCGGGGTGCAGGTAGCGGCCGCGGAACGCCTGGCGGCCGAGCTGCTGCACGCGGTCGGCGGCGTCGACGATGTCGCCGTCACGGTGCTTGATCCGTTCGTCCGACGTCGTGTTGTACAGCACCGATGTGAGGTTGGCGCCCATCGTGATCGACCCGACCGGCACCTGTATCCGGGTGAACGTTGCGAACGGTTCCGACGCCGCGGCGCCGGTGCTGATCCGGTCGAGGATCAGGTTGCGGGTGCCGGCGACGTCCACCCGGCTGTAGAACCCGCCGACGGCGGTGATCTGGCCGCCGGCGCCCGGCGGGTAGCTGCCGACCTGCAGGTTCCCGGACATCGTGTCGCCCGTCTTCGCGACCTTGGCGGCGGCGGCGATGTCGATGCGGTCGAGGTTGGCGCGCACGTTGTTGTGGTGGGCGGCGGTGATCAAGTCGTTCGGTGCGACGACGACGACGTTGGGACTGAGGGCCACGGTTAGACCGCCTTTGCGTAGTGATCGGCGTTGTAGTGGGCGGCGTCGTAGCGGGCGTCGCTATTCGTCTGCCACGGGCCGGCGTCGTCGAGGGCGAGGCGGGCCGTCCAGTGGCCGGCGTCGATCGTGTGCTCGATGCCGGTCAGGTACATCGTCCGGGCGAACACCGGGCGGCCGTCCTTGGTGACGTGCCCGCACGAGTACATGCTGGGCAGGTACGGGTCGGCGTTCGACAGCAGACCGGTCACACCGTCGCGGGCGGCGTCGAGGGTGACGGCGGCGACCCGCGGCGCCAGATTGAAGTTGCGGACCTTGAGCACCCGTTGGGCGAGCAGGGTGCGGGTCGGCGCGTCGACCGTTTCCAGGTCGGTCATCGTCACCGTCTCGACGCCGTAGCGGTCACGGTTCGGCACGTCGTCGATCGTCGACACCGGCCCGCCCGCCTGGCCGTAGTTCACCCTTGTCGTGAAGTCGGAGCGGTTGAACAGGACCTCCCACGTGTTCGGGCAGACCTCGTCGGGCAGGCCACGGTTGCCGATGTAGGCGTCGGGCGGCACGCCCGGCCCGCGGGTCTGCCAATCCTGCGACCGATACGTCAGATAGCCGTGCTGGTCACCGAACACGTCGCCGCCGGCGCTGCGCGCGCTGCGGTCCATGAGGGCGCCGACCCGGCCGCCCAACGTCGTCGCGACCAGCGTCGTACCGGACCCGTCGAACTGGCGGCGATGCGCCGGGAACGCCGCCGCGTCGGCGTAGCGGGTCATCCGCTGCGTCACCGTCTCACCGTCACCGACCGCGGCGTCGAGCTTCGCCAGCTCGCCGCGGCCGGCCTCACCCTTCGCGCAGACGCACGACACGTCGACGACGTCGCCGATCGCCGGGTCGTAGCCGGGTGCGGTGGCGTCGATCCAGCCGTGCCATAACCACACCGGGCCGCGAACGCCGCCGCCGACCTGCACACCGACGCGGAGCTGCCGGCCCGGCCGCAGCGATATCACCGAGGCGTCGGACGTCGGCGGGTAGTCCCACAGTCCGTCCGGGTTCGCCACGCGCAGGGTGGCGGTGCCGACGTCGAACTGGTCGACGGCACGCTCCCGGCCGTAGAACGTGACGGCCTCGATGACGTCGCACGAATCGTCGGCCCATTGGGCGTCGAGCCCGGAATAGGTGGCGTCGGGATACTGGTCGTAGCGGGCGGTGTCGTAGACGGCCTGGCCGACGGCGACGTCGACGTCGCCGACCGCGACCTGCATCACCGGCCGCACCGACGGCGCCGTCACCACCCGGGCCGTCGTCACGCCGGCACCACCTGGGAGAGCCGGCCGAGGCGTTGCTGGTCGCGCAGACCGGCCCGTAACCAGCGCTGCAAGTCGTAGCGGTTGCCGACGACGCCGGCCTGCAGGTTGACGGTGATCGACGGCGCCGGCAGGGCCGGCATCGGCACCGCGATCGACGACGGCAAAGTCGGCGCCGTCGTGGAGTCGGTGGCGGCCGGCGCCGCCATCGTCGACACCGACGCCGACGACGGCACCGATTTCGAGTAGCCGGACACTGGCGGCGACGACCATAGCGACGACCACAGCGGCCGCACCGGGACGTACACCGGTGTGCCCTCCTGTGAGTTGCGGAACCCGGACATGGCGTTCTTGGCGGGCTGTGTGTCGGCGTGCGCGGTGACTGTCGCCGATGCGCCGTCGCCGACGGCCTGTATCTGGCGGTTCGCCTCGGCGATCTGCGCCTTGTTCGTCGTCACGATCATCGACATCGTTTTCGTGCCGGAGTTTTCGGCGACGAACGTCGCTATCTCTTCCTGATCGCCGGTCGCCAGGACCATCTCGAACTCGGTGATCTTGTCCTCGGGGATCAGTAGCAGGTTGGCGTAGTAGGCGGCAACCGCCGGGATGACGTCGGCGTTCAAATGGCCGGCCATGCGGCCCAGACCTTCGGTGTAGTCGGCCTGCGTCTGGGCGGCGCTACGGATGACGCCGCGGCCCTTGTCGTATTCCTGGCGGGACGACACCATGAGGTCAATCCATTCGATCGCGCCGTCGCGTTGCTCGCGTTGCGCGTCGATGTATTCCTCGGTGCCTTTCAGGTTGTTCGCCATCGCCGCGTTCGTCTCGGCGAGCATCTGCGGCAAGTCTTCGGTGGCGTCGCGAAACTCTTGCTGAGCGTCGGCCCAGCCGTGCGCGGCGTCGATCATCTCTTCGTTCTTGTCGATCACCGCCTGCATGGCGTCGACCTGGCCCTGCCGGTTCTCGATGTCGGCCTGCACGGCGTCGGACAGCTCACCCTGGGCGTCGGCGGCCGTCTTGGTGATGTCGCCCAGCTCGCCGGTCGTCTTCGTCGTCGTCGTCTGCTCGCGGGCGAGGGCGATCACCTCGTCGACGGACAGGTGCAACGCCTCGGCGAGGATGTCGACGTTTCCGGCCGTCGTGTCGAACTCGGCGCCGCCGTCGGCCATGTCACGTACGACGTCGTTCCAGATCGCTTTCAGGTCGACGAGTGCGCCGCCGGCCTGCACGTACAGGCCCCAGTCGAGGCGGGCTAACGGGTCCTCGGCCAGGTCGGCGGCGGCGATCGCGTCGTTGATGCTGGCGAGCGACGAACCGAAGAACTCTGCGCCGGCGGCGGCGCCTTTCGTCGCCGTCGTGTAGTTCAGCGTCGTCTCATAGACACCGTCCATGATGTCGCCGTACTGGTCGACGCTGACGCCGGCGGCCTGCAGGACCCGGTCGAGGTCCTGCACGCCGGGGAGCATCTCGAACGACGCCCGATCGGACGCACCAGACCGGATGATGTCGTCTATGTCGGACAGCTGCACGCCGACGTTCGCCAGGTCGTCGGCCAGGTTCTCGGTTTTCTGTTTGTTCGATATCTGGCCCCACAGGCTGTCGTCGTCGACGCGGGCGTTGAACACGCCGTCGAGCGCCTGCCGCAACGCCAACGACGTGTTGCCCAGCTCGCCGATGGCGTCGGAGAACCCTTGCACCTGTTCGGCGTTGAACGCTTTCGTGGCGGCGATGTTGCCCATCACGTCTTGCACGGCGGCGCCGGCGGCGGCGAGGCCGAGCATCGGGCCGGCCAGGCCGGCCAGGTTCTTCAGGCTGATGTTGCCGTCGACGGCGTACTCGGCGAGCTGGCCGACACCGACGCCGAGCGTGCCGACGACGCCGCCCAATTCGCCGAGGTCTTGGGCGGTGTTGCCGGCCAGGTTCGCCAACACCGAGCGGGACTGGTCGGCGTTGCTGCGGGTCGTGTCGAGGGCGGCGCCGACGCCCTTTATCTCGTTCGTCGTGCGTGACAGGTCGACGCCGCGCTCCAGGACGGCGGCGAACTCTTTCGCGTCCTGCTCGACGGCGTCGAACGCGACGCCCATCTTGTTCTTCAGGTCGCCGACGAACGCGCCGACCTGATCGTCGTCGATGTCGACGGTCAGGTGCGCTTTGATCGCCGAGATGGCCGACGCCGCACCCTTAGCGTCGGATTGGACTTCGTCCAGCTTCGCCGACAGGGCGTCGAGCGCCGCCTTCGACGCCGTCTCGGCCTGGTCGAACCCTTGCGCGATGTCCTTGCCGGCGTCGCCGCCGGCCCGGCCCAGCTTTTCCAGGTCCGACACGGCGGTGCCGGTGTCGACGTCGACCTTGTACGACAGTTTGCGCTCAGGCATCGAGCGCCTCGTCGTAGACGTCCTTGACGGTCTTGTCGACGGCCTTGACGAGTCGCCGGCCGGCGGCCGTCCACGCCCGGCGGCCGCCGACCGGACCCGGGTGGGTGACCATCGCGAACCCGCCGGGCAGACGCAGCGCCTTCCGCCGGCGTGGCCGAACGGTGTAGCCGCCGGTGCGGCCCGCTTCGGCGATCGCCCACGGCCCGGACTGGCGTGGTGCCGGGTTGAATTCGACGCTGCAGCGGGTCGGCCAGGCGTCGACCTTCGGTTTCACCGTCAGCGCCTTGCCGAACATGCGCGGCGCACCTTTCGACATGGCGGCCTTGCCGACCTTGCCGAGGTCGCGGCCGGCCTTGCGGTTGGCGGCGCGCAGGTCGCGGGCGGTGTCGCGGGTCAGCTGGTCGAGCGTCGGACCCTTCGCGGTGACGGTGAAGTCCACACCTACGCGGCGGCCTCGTCGGTGCCGTACTGGTCGGCCGGTGTGGCGGCCTCAGTGGCGGCGAGGGTGACGACACCGGGCCGGGTCGTGTTCGTCAGTCCTTCGATGACGACGCCGGCCGAGCCGGGCTGGCCGACCCAGGCGTCGAACCGTTGCGACACCGGTAGCGGGCCGAGCGTCGACGTCAGCGCGGTGCGGGCGGCGCCGCCGAACGTCGAGCCGAGCACCCGGCACCGGCCGACCGCCGACGGCGCCGACGACTCACCGGCGAGGCCGACGTAGAAATAGCATTCCTCGGTGTCGTGCAGGTACAGGAACTGCCACAGTCCGTCCTCGTCGATCACGTCCTGCAGGTAGGTGCCGTTGAGCGCCCAGGATGATTCGCCCGGGTTCGGCACCGTCTTAGCCGGCGCGCACCACGTGGCGTCGATCGTCTCGTCGTTGTTGTTCGCCGACGCGTCGATCGTCGCCGTCTGCACCTGGCACGACCATTGGGCGTCGGCCTCGGTGTAGGCGGCGATCGTCACGACGTCGATGTCGAGGCCGCCCGGTGTCTGCCATTCCGGCAGGTAGCCGACGGCGGCCGTGTCCACCGGTGTGAACGCCAGCACGCCGTTCTCGATCTTGAAACGCAGGGCATCAGCCATGACAGG